CCAAATTCAATAAAGAATTTAGAACTTCTTGGTCGATTTCAGCAGTGATTTCTTGAGCCAATGCAGCCATGATTTCTGCTTCGATGTCAATGCCTTGTTGGGCTTGTGCATCTTGAGCAGCCTCGAATGTCCAACGTGCAGACAACTTACGAGTCTTGGCTTCAACTGTTTGTTTCAAGATCTGGATGCTCATCTTGTTACCAGCGCGACCTTCTAAGGCTGCTGTTGCAGCCGCCACGCCGTTTGGATCAGTACCAGTACCAGAATATGCACTAGCAATTTTGAATGGGCTTAGAGCCTCTTCACCTGCTGTTGCTCCATTGGCTGTGTCGCTATAGCGAACACGCAATGTGTGGATCTGACCCACAGGACCAGTCATCGGTTGTACACCAACTAACTCGTTAGCAATAACGGTTGGCATAACACGACGAATAACTGGAAGAATAACACGGTTAAGTGTTGCAACGTTACCAGCAGATGTAGTTCCTGCTGTCGCGCTTTCCGACAAATACTTACGGGTGTTCTCTAACGTGACACCCATTACGCTGCGCTTGGTACCCGAAAGGCCTTCTAATAGTGCCTCTTTAGTATCGTGCCAGCGGGATTCTAGTAGTTCTGACATTTGTATCTCCTTATTTGATTCCAGCAAGGCGACGAATATCGATTACTTCCGCCTGGCTTGTAGCACTACTAATGCTATGATTCTCTTTGTTGCCTGTGATTTCTTTTGCCTCAACGAGTGCCTTCTTTTGTACCGGTGCGCTACCAGATAATACTGCTGGTAGATACTTGTCAAAACTACTACGTAGTTTTACAGTTTGTACACTTTCTAATAGTTCAGACATGATTTCTTTTTGGTCCGTGTTTAGTGGATTTAAAAGTTCATTCATAACTTCTTTACGCTCTGCAATAGCAGTTGCACGAGAAACTTCTTTCTGTGTGCTTTCTACCAATGCTTGCTTTTCAGAAATAGCGTTATGTGCTTCTGCTAATGCCTGATCCTTTTCTTGAATTACTTTGAGCAAACGGCTTGTGTCTGATTTCTCATTTAACAAACTGTTTTGATACTCTGAAGTAAATGCTTCGAAAATCTTACGACCGAAGTCGTTTCGACGAGCACTGTCAATGTCTTCCTTGAGTTGAACAATTTCTTTTGTAAGTCCTTGTTTAACTACAGATTCAACTAGACCTGCTGTCTGTTTAATAAACTTGCCTTTTAATAGGGCAAATTGTCCTCTTGCTTCTTTGACAAGTTTAACTTTGGTTTCAGCCAAGTCTTTCTTGTCTTCGTAAAAGTCTGCAATTTCCTTAGCCAGTGCTTCGACAATAAATTGCTCTAACTTAGCGAAATTCTCAGCCATGACCTTTTGGTCGCCATGAAGTTCAGTGACTTCCTTGGCTAATGACTGGAGAACGAAATCATTTAGTTTACTTGAATGCTCGCGGATAGCAACAGCATAGCGGGCTTTTGCTTCTGCTAGTTGTGCGCGGTCTTCTGTAAATTCTGTAATTTCAGCAGTTAAACGGTCAGTGACCATTTGGTCAATTGCTTCGACCATTGCCTGCTTGTCGTGTTCGTACTTCTGTGCGAACTCTTCGCGTAATGTTTGAGTAACTTGTTCACGGTTCTCTTGGATTCTTGAATTCCAAGCCGCTTCGATGTCTGTCCTGATCTCCTCGGAAATCACGTTGTTCTCGAATAATGATTTTAGCGCATCCAACATATGATTTTCTCCCTTGGTTACTGGAGCCCACCTATTATTTTTAATAGGCTTTCTTTCAAATACTTTTGTGCCTTTGCGTCGCCTTGAATTTCCTGTGCCATTTTGATTGTATTGTAGCCACCTTTTGAATTCATCAAATGCTCATAAATGGGCGTTGGATATGCACCAGGTGCGCTGGGTTGTGCTACCACATCTACTGTGATAATCTCAAATTCTGATACTTCACCCGACCCGTTATCGGAAACGTTGCCGGAACCTCTTGAGGAAACACCTAGTTTAACTCCGCTTTCCAGCATTGTTTTAACTAGGTTTCCCATTGGTGTAGGTAAAATCTTTAGTTTACCGTAACCGTTTGGGCCATCCATCCACATTTCTGTGATCATATGGCTCACGCGGTCTAAGTTAATTTTTAGATCGTCGGGATGATCCACTTCTCCAAGAATCGAGTATCCACCGTCTTTTTGGTCGTTAAGTGTTTTGACAGCCCTGCTGATTTCGCTCACAGGATACACTCGTTGATTTTGGTTGCGGATACCGCCCTGAATGAAAATTCCCTTCATATAAAGGTTCTTTCCATCCATGCCATCAGATTCTACAACCATTTGGGCTTGATCGAAACTGAGGTTTTCGCGGAGATAAAGGCTCATTTAATAGATCCTTTTACTTGCCTACGATGCTTTTAGTGTTGGCTGCTTGCTCGCCAGCACCTTTCTTCTCTGCGCCGTGACCGTTCGCTACGCTACTTAGTTTTGTCGCATTTTTTGAACCTGGTGTGTTTACATTACCAGACTTCAAATCAGTTGTAGTACCTTTTAGCAAACCGTTGCCCTTTAACTGGCCTTTGTTTGCTTCAACTCCTGCTTCTTTACCGCCTCTAGCGATATTAGCAACTGTACCACCCATATCATTCTTACCGGCTACAATACTACGTGTATTAGCACCGTTGTCGCCCATTTTTGCTGGAGCAACTTTTTCTACATATTCACGAACGCTTTCTTTAGCAAAAGGATTTCCGCCTTCTTCTTCGTCGGATTCCTCTTCATCGCCCATGTCTTCTTCGTCGCCCATGTCTTCTTCGTCATCAGCGCCTTCTTCGTCGCCCATGTCTTCTTCGTCGCCGTTTTCACCGGCTAACATTGCTTCAAATTCTGCTTTCAATTCGTCTAGTGCATCTTTGATGTCTAGTACGTCATCTTTAGTTGCTGGCTCATCGCCGCCCATTTCGTCGCTGCCCATGTCGTCTCCGTCCATGTCATCGCCACCCATGTCGTCATCTGCTCCAACGTCGCCCATGAAGTCGTCAGTTGCGTCAGCACCAACTTCTTGGATGCCCAGATCAAAACCTTCTTCGACATCTTCTTCAACATCTTCTTCGACGTCTTCTTCAACTTCGTTTTCATCTACTTTGACATCATCGTCTAGTAGGCTTTCATAAATTTCGCGAGATTTTGCTACCACTAGATCGTGGAAGATATCCTCGGCTTGTTTTTTGTCACCGTTAATTAGTGACTCGAGCATTTGCTCAAATTTTGCGCGATCAGTCATTGTATTCTCCTGTATAATGTGGGGCGAAGCCGCCCGCAAGGCTGTCGATGTATTTAATACTACTGTAAAAAAACCGGTAGATATCGGTGTAAATCTATCAATTTGTATAATTTATCTGGTTAACAAATATACTATAGTCAATGTTGGTTAAATTTGGCGCAGAAATGCCAGGATCAAATGCTCCTTTAGTGTTTACTCTAAAGTACTTGACCCCTGCGAATTCCTTTACAACCTGCTCAGTTTGTCTCAACCAGTTGCCATAAAAGGTTGCAGGGTCGCTGGACTTTTTGTAGTTAGGAGTGTCTGAATAAACATTGTTGACTTTCTTGTTTCCTTCTAGACCTTGATAATCAAAACCTAGTATGTAGACTTCATCGTAGCCGTGTGTACTGGCTAACCATAGTGCAGTAGGACCGCTACTCCAACCTTTACTGGGTTTAAAAACATTTAAATTAGGTATTTCTTTGTATCTATTGTTGAAATTTGTGTACACTGGCACTGTGTTTTGTACATTGTTTTGCACAAGTTCCATGACCATTTTAGGATCAACTGCTATCAAATGGTCTGGTAGAAAGTCTCTGTATATTGCATTACAGGCATATACTGTGCCGTATTTTTTTAAATTTGAACTATTAATTGCAAGGCGACTCTGACCGTTGCCCAATACAAATGCACGTTTCATAAGGAAATTATACTGCGTCTGCTGGAGGTGCCGCGTACATGCGGGCTATAAAATCCATCTCGGCTTGTGTTTCTTTAATGTGTTGATCGCTGGCTTTGCGCAACTCGTTGATCTGTCCTAGAGACAGTCGTATCTTACGTGTGTCATCAGTTTCGATCATGTCAGTGTCACGATAACTCATGTAGCGATCATCCTGCTCTTGTTCGGCAGTGTTGCGGTTAAAATAAAATAGTTCACGTAAAATCATATTAATATTTATGCTTGCGGAGGTTCAGGAATGCCTGCGTCACCGGCTGCATCTGCGGGTGCTTCCATGTCTGTGGGTGCTTCTTCGCCAGTGGCTGCATCAAGACCTTGTGAAATACTAGTTGGGCTTACTCCAGCACCGCGTAGTTCTCCAGCGCCATCTGCTGTGGGTTTGCCTTCACCGTTTTCTTCTTTCCACATTTTTTCGTTTTCTGCAAGATCTTCATCAGTCATGCCCAAGAATCGTTTTAGCGCAAAACGCTTTGACACAAACGGCAATGCTGCCATCTGTGTAAATGTACCTATGCGTTGATTATCTAGTTCTGCTTGACGATAACTTGCAAAGTTTTGCGGACTTTGAAACTGCAAATCAAATAAACTAAAGTCAATGTTAACACCTTTGTTGTGCAAATACAGTTTGAATTCTGTATTAAATGTGTCAACCATTGCGCCCTGTAAACGTTCGCAGTACTTGTTAAAGCGTAGTTCTTGAATATATGCTGTGCCAACGCGACCATCGTTATACTGTGCTTGGCTATCATCTGCACCCGTTGGCAGATATGAACTTGGAATACGCAATGCTCGCATTAACTTGTTGGTAAAATAACGTAGATCGTCGATTTCACCTAAGTTAGTACCACCAGGCAGTGTGTCTACTTTTGATCCACGACCTTCTGCTGTCTGCGGAAAGAAGTAGTCTTCGTTGATGCTTAATGGGTTGTAACTGCTGTCAATGGCACTACCACCGCCAGTTGAACTAGGAATACGTCTTTGATGAATTTCATT